ATGTGCTCGAGCTACGGGCTCGGTGGAGCCCTGCATCCACTCCCTGACGACGCGGTGATCCTGGACGACAAAGCCGTCGATACCGAGGTGCGCGCGTGGATGCGTGACGGGAGCGGCGGGGCGAAGATCACTGGCCCGCGCGCGAAGAACTACAACCCGATCGTGCGCGGCCTCGAGCACGACGTCGAGCTCGCCTGGTGGTGGCTCTGGCTCGGCGGCGCGAAGGCGAAGTTCTCCGCGTTCAACTCGCGCGACGACATGCTCGTGCGCCGTTGGCGCAAGCACTTCCAGCACCGCGTGCTGCTGCCTGCGAACCACTACGACGAGGGCGGCAAGGTCTGGGCGCTGCCCGGCGACGAGCCGTTCATGATCGCCGCGATCACCGCGCCCCGCGAGTCCGACGACGACGGGCCCGAGCTCAGCTACTCGATGGTGACCCGGCTCGGTGTCGGCGAGGCGTCGTCCGTGATCGCGAAGATCAGCGGCGAGCCGCGCATGCCGCTCGTGATCCCCGCCGACATGTGGGACGAGTGGCTCGACCCGGCTGTGCCGGGCGACGCTGAACTCGTGGCGCGCGTGCAGCTCGCCTCCGAGGAGATGTCGCGCGCGATGACCGCCGGCGGGGCGCCCGGCGTCGAGCCGTCGCTGTTCTGATGCCGCGCTACATCGTCGCCGAGCACTTCGACCCGGAGACCGCGGGCGCGACGCCGGATCCCGGCGAAGATGGCGAGGCCGCGCACTTCTGGGACGACGGCAGTCTGCGCTCCATCGTGCACGAGGTCGAAGCCGAGACCGCGTTCGCCGCGCTCGAGCAGATCGAGCGGCGCAGCACGGCGGCGGATCCGAGCCCGGACCGGTACGAGGTGGTCCTGCTCGAGTAGCGGGCTCCGGCTATGCGGGGCGGACGGAGAGCAGCTGATACCCCTCGGGCACCGCGGCGACGACCGCGGTGTAGTCGGCGCCTTCGACCTCTTCGAGGCCGTCGCGGCGCGCGATCGTCGCCACCGACCGCAGCGTCGTCTCGTGCTTCGACATCTCGACCGGGATCACGGTCGGCAGCCAGCCCTCGGGCGTTTGCTCGGCGACGAGCTGCGCGACCTCCTCGATGCCCTCACCCTCGACGCTGACAGTGCGGGTTTCGACGGGGCGGATCAGTCCAATGAGCATGCTCCGAGGCTACCGTCCGGGTACGACGAAAAGACCCCCGCGCCGCCGAAGCGGTGCGGGGGTCTGCTGGTGGTGCTGCTATTCGTGCGCGGCGAGGCGTCGTTCGCGGCGGGTGCCGGGGCCGGGAGCGTAGCTCGGGGTGCGCGGGGATCCGAGGAGCCATTCGAGCTTCGGCCAGCGGTCGCCGAAACGTCGCACCAGCCAGTAGTAGAGCGTGATGACACCGGCGGTCACGACTGACTGCACGATGACGAGCACCGAGACGCCGACCATGCCGGCCTCGGCGAAGATGCCGTCGAGCCACGCAATCGCCGCGGCGACCGTGGGCACTGCGGCGATCAGGCGGGCGAGCAGCACGCCCACGAGCGCGGGGGTGAAGGTTCGGATCAGGCCGGCGGCCTTGTCCTTCTGGTCCATCAGGTGTCCTTTCGAGGGTCCATCGTGTCTTCGATGCGGTCGGCGAGTTCGCGGTCCGCGCGTTCCTGTTCGCGTGACCATTCGGCCGACCATGCGAGGTGCGCGGCGAGCTGCTGCGCGTGGCCGTCGACGCGGTCTTCGACGCGACCGACTTGCTTCTGCAAGCCGCGGAGCGTCTCCATGACCTCGTCGTGCCGGTCGTCCTGCTCCTCGCGCATGTTGATCGGGGTGCCGTCTGGATGCTTGTGGTCGTTCTCGACCTGATCCCGGATCCGCTCGACCTTTTTCACGAGGATGAGCCCGATCGCGCCGACGATAGCGACCGCGACGGATCCGGCGGCAGTGAGCGCCGCGACGATCACGGCCTCGCTCATCGCTCCTTGCCGACGAGTGCCTTCATCGCGTCAGGCCCCTCCTGCGTGAGCGGGAGCTTCAGCCCGGCGGCAGCGTACGCGCGCTGCGTCACGGTCCACTGCAGCGACGTGAGCGCCCGAGCTTTGCCAGTCTGCGGAGAGTATGCGTAGACCGTGGCCTTCGGGTCGCGGCGAATGAAGATGGTCATGTCGTCCTCCTCGGACGTCGGGGCCGCGGGCGCGGCCGGGTTGGGGTTCGGGACCAGGAAGCCGAGCACGTTCGCGTCGCGCGTGCGGGTGTAGCGGCCGACGAACCGCCGGCCAGCGTTCTGCTCCATCGTCGTGAAGCTGCCATCCGGGTTGACGGCGGTCACGACGCCGATGTGCCCGTCTCGGGCGTCGTACATGCCGCCGCGGGCGACGAACAGGGCGCCCGGCTTCGGCGTATTCGACGGTGTGTAGGAGTCGCGGATCTGCGGGAGAGCCCCGCGTTCCGTCCACCACTGGTAGGCAGACGCGACGGGAACGAACTCGCCGCCGACGGTTTCCTCGTTGTAGAGGTTCGCCAACGCGACGCACTGGTCGTATCCGTGGTTCAGGATCTGGGTGTCGTTCGGGATCGCGGTGAACGCGGTCCAGGTGGTAGCCATGCGTGGCCCTTCTATGCAGGAGCCCCGCTCGGGGCGGGGCTCAGATCGGTGATCGTCTGCCCGCATGGGGCGCAGACGACGATCCAGTGCGGGTCTGCTGCGTCCCACGGGGAGACGATCGGGAGGCCCTCGTTCACACAGCCGGCCGTGCGGCAGACGGTGACGTAGAGCCCCGCGGTTGGTGAGTCGGACATGCTGCTCCTATCCGCTTGCGCTGCTCGGCGACATCTGGATCGCCTGCCAGTGGAAGTCGACCGTGCGGACCACCGAGCCGGTGTTGCCGCAGACCGCGACGAACGACGAGGTCGTGCGTGGGGTTTCCGTGCTGAAGGTGATGTCTCGCATGCCGTTCGAGATCGACCCGGTGACGAGAGGGGCGACGGTGAACCTGCCCGCTGGGTAGTTCACCGTCACGCGGCCCACGCCTCCGGCCCCGACCGAGACGCTCGCCTGCGCGCCGGCGGCCATGGCGAACGGGCCGTGAGGATTCACGATGTGCCCACTGCGGCGGACCGCGAACACCTGACGGCCAGCCCCTCCGACGTTGCTCTGGATCCAGGCAACGCTCTGCGTATCGGTGGTCCCGGACCCGTGCTGCATCGCGAAGTAGGTGTGGTCAGCGGTGGTGGGGCCTGCGCCGTCACCACCACCGAAGTAGACGCGGTCGACCGTGGAGTTGTAATCGGAGAACGCGCCCACGAGGTTTTCGGCCGCGTTCCAGGGGTTTCTGCTGTAGATCTTGTCCGCAGAGAGGGTCAGTGACCCGGCGGCGCCGTTGAGCACGATCGACGCATGCCCGCTGGTGGTGTCGTACCGGGACGACAGGATGATGGTCGGGTTCCCGAGTTCGTCATCGACGATCTTCTGGATGACGAGACGCTGGGTCGAGTTCTTCGCCTGGATCCCGTTCGGATCCATGTAGAACGTCGGCTCCTTCCCGTCCTGCTGATCGAACTCGAGCCGGCCGGCAGTCAGCTTCGCGCGGGCGCTTCCTGCGGTCGTCCCCTTCGAGACGAACCCAGTCGGGTCCAGGGTCGTGATGACCCGGCCCTCGGAGTCGAGGACCCGCACGCCGGGGGTCCCGTCTGCGAGTCGATTGATGAGGATGCTGCGCGCGTCGTACAGGTTGCCGGTGACGGTGAGATCGTCCGCGAGGGCGTACGTGAGCGCCGCACCCGTGATGTCCACGACGAGCCAAGCGGTCGGGTCGGCACCCTTCGGGATGGGGAGGGTGAGCTGCGTCCACGTGTTCGCCGCGACCGGCACGGGGGCCGCCGCGATCGTGCCGTACACGAGCTTCGCGGTCGCCGCGACCGGCACCTTGACCCAGAGCGACACGACTACATCGGTCGTGGCCGTGAGGTTCGCGATGTCGGAGTTCGTCCGCACCCAGATTCCGAAGTAGTCGGTGCGTCCGGAAGTGTTCGTCGTGCGGATGCACGGCGCCGAGCTGCGTCCGTCGCTGTTGTCGAGCGCCGCGGGGAACCCGACGGCGGCGAAGCCCCACTTCCCGATGTTCGCGGTGCTGCCGGAGTCGGAGAGGAGCGTCTGCGTGCCGGAGACCCCGAGGAGCTCGAAGACCGACCCGCGCATGGCGCCACCGATGAACTCGCCACCCCGGTAGACCTTGCCCTCGTAGGTGTCCGCCGACATCATCGGGGTGCTGATTCTGCCGTCGCCGATACGGACGGTCCCGTTCTCATCGAGCACGAGGATCTCGTCGGCGAGGATCTGATCGGGCACCCAGGCGGTGCCGTTCCAGACGCGGACCTCGACAGGCTTCCCGGCGTCGTTCTCGACGACCCACTGGTCGCCCTGCGCCCACCCACCTTCGGGTGCGACCGGTTCGGTCTTGCCGCGGCGGCGGCTGTTCTTCCCGTCGGCGGTGGTCTGCGCGTTCGCTGCCGCTTCTGCAGCTGCTTCGGCTTCGTCGCGCGCCTGCTGCACGCCCTCGAGCGCTTCGATCGCTTCAAGGAACGCCTCGTGCCCGCCGTCGGCGTAGTCGTCGCCGCGCTCCTGAAGGTCGGTCGTGTCCTCGACCGTGAGCGAGGTGGACTCGTCGAGCACGTCGAGGTCCTCGTCGTGCCCGGCGACGGTCTCCGCCGTGTCGGGCACGGTCGCGAGGAGATCGCCGAGGGAGACGTCGACGCTCTCGGCGACCGGGTTCCCCTCCTCGTCCTCGGTGTACTGCACGAGCGAGACCGACGAGCGGGTGATCTGCTGCGTGCGGGTGTAGCCGCGCACGGTGCGCACGACGTCGCGGAGCAGGCGGGCTAGGCCGTTGTCGGTCATCAGGTGCTCCTCTCGAGCTTCAGGACTGCGCGGTCGTCGCCGAGCAGACGCCAGGACTTGATGCGGTGCTTGATCGCGACTCTGCCGAGATGGGGGACCTGGCCCTGCACGAGGATCACGTCGCCGACCTGCCAGGACCAGAGGGCGCACATCGGGTGATCGCGGACCGTGATCTCGCCGATCGTGAGGTCGGCGGTGCGGGCCGCGAGCTCCGCGCGGGCGACCGCGCCGGCCTTCGCCGCCGTGGTGATGCGTTTGTCGTCGACGATCACGTTCCGCCGCAGCCGGTGGTCGGGCGTCGAGACGGTCTGCCTGATCGCGGCGTCGCCCTCGCCTGCGCCCAGCACGATCACCTCGGACGCGTATTCGCCGGTCGAGGCCGGCTTCAGCGGCGAGACGATGTTGATGCCCTGCTGGAAGACCAGATCGTCCCGGTAGCTGCCGAGCGCCGGGTAATGGAGCCGGAGTTCGAGCTGCGGCTTCCCCTCGGTGCGCTTCGTGTGGGTGGTGAAGCTCATCCCGACCTCGGTGCACAGGTCGCGGAGGATCTGCCACGCGTCGGGGTTGTCGGCAGGCAGCCGGCGCCAGGCCCCGCCGTCGGCCCGCTCCCGCTCGTCGGCCTTCTGCGAGGCCGCCTGTGCGGTCTCGTAGGGCTTCTTCGCGGCTTCCTCGGCGGCTTTCAGCGAGGCGAGCTGCGTCTTTAGCGGAGTGAGGGCGGCGTCGCGCGCGGTGCGCTTCGCCTTCACCGCGTTCTGCCGGGTCGTGAGCACGGCCTTCGCGGCGGTGATGGTTCCCGCCGGGGCCTTCGCCTTCACCAGACGTGCGACCTCATCAGCCTGAGCCTTTCTGGCGGCCTCGAGCGTCTTCAAGTCCGTGGCGTAGGGCTTCGAGACCTTCTGGATCTCGGCCTCCTTCGCCTTCCTCGGCTTCGTGCGCGCGTCGAGCGCGGCCTTCGCGGCCTTCATCGCAGCCTTCGCCGCGAACGCCTTGTCGGAGGAGTCGCTGCCAAGACGCACCGGGGTGGAGCCGGTCACCGTCACACCCAGATCCCCGCCAGCGTGGCTCTGGAGGTTCGTCCAGAGCTGCCGCACGAGGTCGGCAGGATCCGCCCGCACGCCCCAGATGCGCCCGTCGAAGGTGAGACCGTCCGGGTAGCCGGCCCACTCGATCACCGTGATCTTGAGGTCTTTCCCCTCGGGGACGGCCTCGGACACGATGCCCGTCCAGCGGCGGTCGGTGTCGGTCTCGGCGTGGATGAGCGTGCTCCACTCCTCGATGACGGGGTGCCCATCGGAGGCCTCCATCGCGGCAAGCTCGGGAGCGATGGTGCCGGTCATCTCGCCGTAGAGCGAGTCCGTCCACTCCGGCCCGTCGGTGTCGATCTGGAGGTTGACGTCGAGCCACTCCCAGGAACCGGCCCGCTGCGCGCGGTAGAGCATGGGGCCTCCTAGATTGCGTCTTCGAAAGTCGCCGACGACTCCACGAAGGTGATGCGACACTTCAAGCCGGAGAGCGCGTCCATCCAGGTGTGGTTGGCGCCGGGGACGTTCTGCACGCCGGCCTTGAAGCAGACCGTGATCTTCTTCCCGCGGAGTTTCACGGGCACCGAGCGGTTGTCGGCGAGCGGCCAGTTCGAGGTCGAGCCAGCGTCGTTCCGGGTTGCGTTGAACGGGAACTGCTGGGTCGCGAACTCGAACTGCTGCTTCCCCGGCCAGGTGCCGGGCCGGTACTCGTCCCCGAACTCGAGCCAGTAGCGACCGACGGGCCGGCGGTCGGGGCCGTAATTCACGGAGATCCACTCCGCGTCGAAGATGACGCGGGTAGCCCAGGTGGGAACGTCGACGGTGAACTCGTTGCTGTACCCGCCGCCGCCAGGAAAGAACTCGCCGCCGTTCGCGACGGTGGCGGTGAGGTAGTTCTGCGGGGAGTCGTCGGCGGCGACCCGCGGGCGGGCGAACGTGACGTCCTCCCGCTGCGGTCGCGCGACCTTCCGGAGGTCCTTGATCATGCTGGCGTTGACCGTGCCGGTGTTCGCCGGGAAGTCGATCCGTGCGAGCGCGATCCCTGTGTCGTTCTGGCGTCCGGGGACGTCCTGGAGCCTGGTCGTGGTGGTCGGCACTCCGGGGATCGCTTCGAAGTAGACGTACTGCTCGGCGGGGCGGTCCTCGAGCGCCGGGGCAGGCCAGGGGGAACCTTGCGCGTAGGGGTCCTTCACGCGCATCACGATCAGATCCGAGCGGCCCGTGCTCGGCGAGGATCCGGTGGGCGTGGTGTTGATGATCTGCTCCGCGTACGCGGTGCCCATGTAGGTCTGCGCCTCACCGCCGACGTAGCGGGAGAGCGCGAGCCCGGACCCGATCGCGACGCGCACGCCCTGCCCGGGCACGGCCCACGGGCGCACGAGCAGATCGCCGGCGCCGCCGACTCCTTCCGCGCCGCCGGTCGAGGCGTAGGTCTGCCTGCGTGCGCTCTCCGGGGTGTGGACGGCGCCGCCGCCGATGAACCACCTGTCGACCTTCGCAACATCGGTGCTTGCCATGTCAGATGGCTCCTCTCGTTTCGCGCCACCGCACGGTGACGGACGCGGTGCCCTCCATCGAGGTCCCGCGCAGGGTCAGTTCTTGGGGGCCCGGGGTCATCGACAGGCGACTGAAGTCGGTGTCGGGAGCGAGCACGTTGCGTCCCTGCCCGTTGAGGCGGGACGCCTGGCGGCCGGGGCGGCAGTCGATTTCCGCGGTCTCGTCGTAGGCGAGCGCGCGGGTGAGGCGCACCGTCCATCGGGACACGAGATCGACCTGCGCGCCCGCGTTGATCGGGCCCTTCACGCGGATGATCGGCCAGGCCGGGGCCGTGCCGCCGACGACGAACGGGCGGCTCCGGTCGGAGTCGTACATCGTCGACAGCGGGGCGACGAGCGGGGCCACCAGGCCGCCGCTGATCGGCGGCACGAGGTCGACCGTCTGCTCGTGCCAGGTCGAGTTACCGTCCGCGTCGACCGTGTACGCCGTCGGATCGGCGGGCACGAAGTAGAGCTCGGCGAAGATGAGGCCGACGCCCTGGTGGTCGTCGTCGAACTTCGCCCGGCGGGGCCGGCCCTCGACCATCTGCACGCCGCCCATGGTGAGTTCGGCGAGGAGTCCCGGGGTCTGGCGCACGGCGTCGGCGCGCCAGACCCTCGCGAGCTCCGTGCGCGCTTCCCACGCGAGGCGCGCGCACTCCTCGACCGGGTACGGTGCGGTGGTGAAGTCGATCTTCACGCTGATCTTGATCTCGCCGGGCTCGACGAAGTCCTGCCCGAAGAGTTGCCCGTCGCCGCGCGGCACCGCGGTGTCGTCGACGCGGTAGGAGTCTGTGGAGACCTCCACGCCGACGAACTGGACCGGCCACTGCGGAGGGCCGAACCGGTACGCGGTCCCGGGGTAGGTGAGGATCCAGTCCCCGTACATGGTCAGCCCTCCTTCAGCAGGTCGCCGAGCGTCTCTTCGAGCTCGCGCAGATCGTTCCGAGTGGCGCCAGCGCCGAGATGCACGGTGCCGACGATGGGTCCGTCGCCGCGGCGTCGACGTTCGAAGCGCGACCGCACCGGCGCGTTGGGCGCCGCCGGGGCCGGAGCCGGGGGAATCCCGCCGCCGGTCGCGAACTGTCGGACTCCGCCGAGCGCGGTCGCCGGGATTACCGGGAACGCCATGCGCTTGAGCGCCTCGAGCGCGAGCCCGATGTTCCGCTCTCGGTACGACGGGTGCCCGGAGAGGTAGACCTCCCACGGCACACCGAGCTCACGCTCCGCGAAGATGTGCGTCTTTCCGTCGAGTCCGGCTTTCGGGATCCCGCCGACGACGCCTTGGTACAGCCCGGACGGGAACCCGCCGGCGGCGAAGTTCTGCACCTTGCCGCCCTGGTAGAACGGGGTCACCATGCCACCGGCGAACTTCTTGCCGCCGTCGACGGAGAAGGTGCGGGTGATGATGTCGACCGTCTTCGTGATCGACTGCTGCAACTGGATCGCGGTCCAGGCGGACCAGAACCCGGCAGAGTTTGCGCCGATCACGGTCGTCTTGCCCGGGATGCCCTTCCGGATGACGCCGTCGATCTTCGCCTGCGCGTCGTTCGAGTTGCCGTAGACGTAGGCCGTCTTCCCGTCGATCTTCACGACGTTGACGCCGTCGATCTTCGCGAATGCGTCGGCCGCGTTCGCGTCGATCTGCACGACCTTTTCAGGGGTCTGCGCCTCCTGGACTTCGCGGACCTTCGCCATGGCGCTTTCGTTGTCGCCCACGACTACGGCCGTCTTGTCGCTGATCTGCACGACCTGGACGCCCTCGATGCTCTTGTACGCCGAGGCCGCGTCCGCGTCGATCTCGATCTTCCGCTCTGCCGGAATCTGGTCCAACCTGGCCTTGACCTGAGCCATTGCGTCGGAGACCTTGGCGGCCGAGGAGACGTGGGAGTCGGCCCACGCGATCGCCTCGGGCTTCGAATCGCCAAGCGCCACACGGGCATCCACGATCTTCTCCCGCGCCTCCTTCAGGATCGCGTTTGCCTTCTCCTGGCTGCCCGTGAGAAACAGCGTCGCGCCGGCGCTGTCGTTCGCTGCCGAGGCGACGTCGCGGAGCGTCTGCTCGGTCTCGCGTCCGGTCTCGGTGGTGAGACCGAGAGCGCCACCGCCAGCGTTGAGCGTCTCCGTGAGCTTCTGGTACTGGTCCTGGAGCTTGCTCGCGGCCTCGTCGACATCGAACTGAGACTCGCCGAATCCCTTGATCTGGTCCGAGAGCTCCTTGATGTTGTCGCCGGTCGACTGCGCGGCACCGGCGAGTTCAACGAGCGACGAAATCTGCTGGTCGGTGCCCGCTGCGCTCTTCTCGGCAGCGGGACCGATCTCGCCGAGCGCGATCTTCAGCAAGTTCGAGTCGTCCGACGCGACGCCCATGTCGTCCGCGATCTTCACGAGGGAGTCCCGGAACTCGGGCATCCGATCGAGCATCATCGCGGCCTGGTCGTTGGTCAGCTTGTACGTCTTCGCGAGGTCCGCGAAGGCGCGCTGCGCGGCGGGCGCGTCCGACTCAGCAACCGAGGCGAGGGCCTTCCCCGAGTCGCGGATCCGGTTGATCATCTCCTGGTCGGCGAAGCCTTCCATGAAGACGAATCCGTCCGAGTAGCCGTTCGTCCGCTCGAGCACGGAGCCGAGCTCCTCGAGCTGCTTCGAGAAGTCACCAACCCAGAACTTCGCCGTGTCGCTCTGCTGGAACGCGGTCGCGAGCAGATCCGCCGAGTTGGCCGTGTTCTTGATCGCGGACTCGAGCTGCGTTGTGGTCGCACGCCCGTCTTCGAGGGCGACGCTGAACATGTGAGCAGCCGTCGTCGCGGCAACCAGCGCGATGCCCCATGGCCCGGTCAGGAAGCTCCCGATGCTGCTGAGTCCGGTCTTCAGCCCGGCGGTGGACCAGCCGAGGGCGACGGTGGCGGCCTTGAACTCGGCGAGCTGCACAGCGCCCTTCATGAACGCGCCGCCGAGCAGGCCGACGCCGGCGGCCAGCAGCGTGACGCCGAGGATCGCGGACTGCAACGGAGCCGGGAGGCTGTTGTAGGCGTCCACTGCCTGCGTGAGGAGCTGTACCATGCCGCGAAGCGCTTCGTTCGCTCCGGACCCGGTCTGGATGAACGCGGTGTCGAGAGCGCCTCCGAGCGCTTCGAGGTCGCCCTTCAGATTGTCGAGGCGGGCCGCCGCGGTCTCGGCCGCGTACCCCTGGTCGTTGACCTTGTTGATCCAGTCCTGGATCCCGGACGCGCCCTCGGAGTAGATGACCGAGGCCGCGCGGATCGCGTCAGATCCGAAGATGGTGCCGAGCGCCGCCTGGCGCTGGGCATCGTTCATCGTCGCGAGCTTCGTTTCGAGCTGGCCGGCGAAGTTCGCGAGGCCCACGAACTTGCCCTGCGCGTCGAACGCGTTGATGCCGAGCTTCTTCATGAGCTCGGCGCCGGGGCCGGTCTCGCGTGAGAGCTGCATGAGCATCGTCTTGAACGACGTGCCTGCATCGGAGCCGAGGAGGCCCTGCGACGCGAACGCGCTCAGCGCGGCGGTCGTCTCCTCGATCGAGAGCCCCGTCTGCGAGGCGATCATCGAGGACTGGTTGAGCGCCTGGGACAGGTCCGTGACGTCGCCCATCGCCTTGCCCGCGCCGGCCGCGAGGAGATCGGCGACGTGCGACATGTCGGAGCCCTTGAGGCCGAAGACCTGGAGTGCGGTGGCCGCGATCCCCGCAGCCTGCGCGACGCCGAGGCCGCCCGCGGCGGCGAGGTCGAGGGAACCCTGCAAGCCGCCCTTCAGGATGTCTGCCGTCGAGACGCCCGCCTTCGCGAGCTCCTCGATCGCGTTCGCGGCTTCCGTCGCCGAGAACACCGTGGAAGCGCCCGCCTGGATCGCGGCCTGCTCGAGCTCACGCATCACGCTCTCGGACTCGTGCGTCGCTGCCTTGACCGCCGACATGGCTTCGTCGAAGTTGGCCCACTTCGCGAGCGCCACTCCAGCGGCCGCCGCCGATGCGAGCCCGAGCTTCGTGAACGCGGACCCCATCAGCGTCAGGTCCGAGGCGTTCTGCGTCGCCATTTGCCGGATGCCCTTGGAGAACGTCGTCGCGCCCTGTGCGGCGCCCTCGGCAGAGGTGCGGGCCTCGCCGAATCCGGCCTTGACGCGCCCGAGCCCGCGGGTGGTCTCGTCGACGCCGTCGAGCGTGAGCGCGGCGGAGAGCCGACCGACTTCGAACGACATGCGCTACTCCTTCGGGGTGTTGCGGTGCGCGAAGGTCGCGCCCGTGAGGCTGTCGGGGGTGGCGAAGAGCGCGAGCACGAACTCGCGCAGGCTTCGCCAGGGGCGCGCGAGCAACCGCGCCTCCGCGATGGGGAGCGCAGGGTAGAAGCGCGCCAGGTCAGGGAGCACGTAGTCGCGCCAGTGCTCGAGCGCGTGCTCCCAGAGCTGACGGGAGTCGACGCCCTGGCCGTCTCGGTCGGCTTCCTCGCGCTCTAGGCGGAGGTACTCCGGCCACCAGTCGGGTTCGGCGTAGAACCCATCGCCGAGAGCGCGGCCACCGAATCGAGCCATGTCTTCAGCGCGTCGTACTGATCGCCCAGCCCGCAGGATCGCATCACGCGACCGAGGGCTTTTGGGTAGCCGCCGTCCGTCTCATCGAGGAGGTCCTGGACGGCGTCGAGCGATCCGCCCTGCACGTTCCAGAGGATCGCTGCCTGGCTGACGGCCTGCTGCTCGGAGGCCCGGAGCGCCTGGAAGCGGCGCTCGCGCAGCCATCCGCGCGGCCCGCTGAGCACGAGCACCATGCGGCGCAGCTTCTCGGTGTCGGCGTTCTCCGCGTCTTCGCCGCCGTCGCTGCGGGTATGGCCGAAGGTGATGCCGAGGAGGATTCCGAGGGCTTCGCGTCCGTGGCGTCCGGGCATGGGCGGGATCCTGAACTCGGAGTGGCCGAGGTCGAGGACGAGGCAGCTTCCGTCTTCGCGTGCGGTGATGGGCATGGTCGTGCTCCTTGAAGTCTGAGGCGGTCGTGCGAGGGGGGTACCTCGGGGCGCGGCACGACCATGCGCGCCCCGAGGGGTCTGGAGCCCCGGGCTAGGGGGTGGTGATCGCGGGATTGTCGACGATCTCGCGATCGCCCTTCGACGTGAGGGTGAAGCTCAGGAACTCCACGTCCGCGTTTCCGGTGTTCTTGCGCTGGAAGCTCACCTCGGCGGTGAACTGCCAGGACAGTTCCGGGATGGTCTCGTGATAGACGCGAGCGAGGATGACCTTCTTCGTCGGGTCGCCGCCCTTGAGCGTGGCCTGAGCGGCCGCGATCAGGAGGGAGATGAACGGCTGGATCGAGCCGGCCGTGTTCTTCACGGGCTTCGCGTCGAACGCGACGGTGAAGGTCTCGCCGACGGTCGGGGTGTCGTCCTGACCGCGGTTCGCATAGGTCGTGCCGTCGGCGGTCTTCGGGGCCGCGTTGGGCTGGAGGCCGGTGATGTCCGGGCCGCTGAGCCAGGTCGGCTCGGTGGCGGGGGAGACGGGCACGGACGCGACGTCGAGGTGGAACTCGTAGGAGTTCGCGTTGCTGCCCTGGGTCGGGGCGGGCGGGGTGTAGACCATGGCGGTCCTCCTTCTGGGGATACGAGAAAGGCCCGGGCGGATGCCAGGGCCTTGGGTCTGAGCGCGGGTGAGCTAGGAGTAGCGGTTGCCGCGGCATTCGAGGTTCCACGTCGACTCGAGCGCGCCCGTCTTCGACGGTTCGCCCCATGTCGTAGAACCGATCTGTCGGACTCGGTCAAGCTGGATCCCGCCGAGTACCATCGCTGTCTTGTCGGGGAAGAGGGCCCGGAGGTCGTCGAGCCAGTCGCGCACCTCGAGCGGGCCGAGACCGGCGTGCCGGGCCCGGACCTGGATCCGAGTGCGCTCGACGTCGAGGACACCGGGCTGCGGCATGTACGGCGTGATGACGCACGTCGACACGGCCTCGGCGCCGGGCCCGGTCGGGGAGTGGTCGAAGTAGACCCCGCGCACGCCGGCGGGGTAGGGCTTCATCTCGGGGTCGTAGACCGCGAGGCCGGCCGCCGAGATCCGCTCGGCGATGCCGACCATGAGACGGGCGGTGTAACCGCGGGGCGTGTAGGCGGTCATGAGATCCCTAGTTCGTCGCCGAGGCGAGAGGCGATCGCCTGCATAAGGTCGGCCTCGTGCTCCTCGAGTGGGGCCTCGAGGTACTTCGCCTGCCCCTCGTCGTGGTTCCAGTCGAGCTCCTCGTGCTGACGTGCCGCGTACGGGGTGTCGTAGGAGACATGCGCGGTGAGGTTTCCCGCGGTCGCCTCGGTAACCTGCGCGGACGCGCGCAGCGGGCCTCGGTCGATCGGGGCGAGCGGCACCGAGAAGCCGCGAAGCAGCTCGGCGCCGTGGTTCAGCGCGGCGGGCGCGGCGCCCGTGAGGCGAGCGAGCAACTCGTCGCCGTTCCACTCGAGGTTGGCGCTCATCGCAGCTTCACCTCCAGCAGGTCCGCGATCCGCGGGTGCTCGTAGCAGGTGACAGCCTCGACGGTGCCGGTCGACTCATCAGAGGTGCCGGCCCAGAGTGTCACCCTCGACTCCAGCGGAGGGATTTCGGCGAGGGCAGAGCGCTCGAAGTAGACCGTGCCCGTGGCGATGCGCTGCCCGTCGTACTGGTCACCGGCCTTGGCACGCACGTCAACGATCTGTGCTCGTGCGACGGTGATCGGCGGGCCGTAGGCTCGGCCGTTCGCGCCGCCGCCAAGGTGCGGCTCGACGATGACGAGGCCGCGGTGCGGGAGCAGCTTCCCGGGGATCCGCCTACCCATCGCGCACCGTCCCCGGGATGAGGCCGGCGAGCCGCAGCACGCGGAACGCCTCGGGGTTCCACCGCGGGATCGAAACGGATCCGGCATTTCCGGCCCCCGTGCCGAGGCTCAGCGGGCCGAGGCTCGCAGCCTCCCCGGCCTGCATCATCTGGATCTCGTCGCCGTGCTCGTCGCGGTGCATCGCCTGGAGGCAGGTCGCCTCGCGCAGCGCCTCGGCGACGCCGGGATCGGTCGGCATCCCCGCGGCGTCGACGGCATAGACCGCGGTGAGCAGCATGTCGTCGACGTCGCGGGACGCCGAGCGGAGGAGGCGGGCCGCGCCGTCCGGCACCGGCTCGCCCTCGAGGTAGACCTCGAGCTGCTCCTTGGTGGCGTAGACGCGGCCCATGCTCACTCCTTCGGTCCGTCTGCGGACTGCGCCGCGTGCTCGTCGAGGCGAGCCTGGAGGTCGGCCTTGGTGCCGGTGGTCGAGAGGCCGAGATCGGCGGCCGCAGCCTGAAGGTCGGCCTTGGACGGCGACGGTTCGCCTCCCTCCTCCGACGCCTCGACGATGCCGGAGCCTTTGAACAGCTCGGCGGTGCCTTCGTCGATCTCGATGTCGGCGGTGAGACCATCGGTGAAGACGACGCCACCGAAGACGACGCGGCCCTCGGGCGCGTTCGGGTCGTGGTAGACGGTCACTTCGCCGCCTCCTTCTTCTGCTCGCCGCTGGCCGTGCCGGTCCCGGTCGCGGGATTCGCGGCCTTGGCCTTGTGCTCGGCGATGCGCGCCTCGAGCTCGTCCTTCGTGCCCTCCTCGGAGAGCCCGAGCGACTTCGCCTCAGCCTGGAGCTTCTGCTTCGGCGTCAGCTCGGCGGCCTCGACCTTGTAGCCGTGGCGTTCGAAGTACGCGAGCGCGGCGGGGCTGTCGGTCTCGCCCTCGCCGTTGGCGAAGTGCACGCCCGCGACCTTGCCGGTGAACCCCTCCACAGGGGTCTGAATCTTGGGTGCCATGTCTGGCCTTCCTCTCGGGATGATCGGGCGCGGGCGGGCCGCACAGGAGGCGTGCGGCCCGCCCGCGAGGGTGGGGTCAGCGGACCTTGACGTTACGCAGGACGGCGGCGGCCTTCGTCGCGCGCAGCTCGACGGCGACGGGGCCCATCTCGACCTCGTAGCGCTTGAGAGCGCCGGAGGCGTTGTCGTTCGCCGGGAGGTAGGCCTGCGCGAGCTGGCCGCCGATGGTCGAGACACCGCAGAAGCCGTCAAGGCCCACACGGTAGGCGTAGAGATCCGTCAGGCCGGTGACGCTGCTCCCGCCCACGGTGCGGGTCGAGACGGGGATGATCTCGTCGGTCGAGCCCGCCTTCTGGCCGGCGTCGCCGAAGACGACGTTGCCGTACATCTCGCGCTCGATCGGGCGGCCGTCGGGACCGAGGAGGTCTTCGATCGGGTTGCGGGTGTACATGCCCGCACGGCGCGCAGCGGCGCGGACGCGGGCGAGGGAGAAGCGGTTGCCGAGGATCAGCGCGGGCGCGCCGTCGAGCTGGGAGAGGAACTCGTCGATGCGGTCGAGTGCCTTGTGCTCGGCGCGCGCGTTCGTGTCGAAGTCGGACCAGTCGGTGACGACACCGAGGCCCAGCTCCGTGCTGGTGCCGACGAGCGCCTTGTCGAGGCCGTCGAACGCGTTGGAGTCGGTGGCGCGGTCGCCGTTGATGACGAGGTCGGCGAACTTCGCGTTCGACGCCTTGATCTTCTGCTCCATGTTGAGCGCGACGTTGCTCGACGCGGCCGGGCCGAGGCGACGGGTGACGCGGTCCACGGAGAACGAGCCACCGAAGACGGCGAGCTCGGTCGTGAACAGCTCGGTCTCGACGTTCTGGTCGGTGTACTCCGAGTTGATCGCGCGGGTGGAGGCCGTCGCCTGGGTCTTCAGGCGGCGGTAGGAGTGGGCGAGGGTGTCGCCGCCGCCAGCGGGGTTGACGACGTCGTCGAAGATCAGCGAGTCCGGCACGACGCCGGTCTTGCGGAACTCGTCGATGACCTGCACGTCGACGTCGGTGGTGGCGTTGTTCTTGGATTCAGCGAGCGAAACAGCCATGAGGGCGTGCTCCTTTCAGGGTTAGTCGCCGAGGGCGGCCGCGAGGGCGCCTGCGAGCGTGGTGGGTTTGGGGGTCGTGCCGCCCGAAGGGGCGGGCCCGGACGATCCGGGGAGCGTGGGGGCCGCGACAGCGGGCGTCGCGGCGTAGGCGGGGTTGGCGGTCACGAACTCGGTGATCGCGGCGCCGAGCTTCTCGGCGTCGGTCAGGTCGATGTCCTTGATCGCGGCCTGGAACGATGCGGAGTCGAGCAGGAGTGCCGGGTTCGCCTTCTCCGCGGCGGCGGCCGTGACGGCCTTCTCGCGGGCGAACTGCGCGATCTGGGCCTGGGCCTCGTCGCGCTCCTTCTGCGCCACAGCGAGCGCGGTCTGCGCCTCCTCCGCTGCCTTCTGGAAGGACTGGCCCTCGGTCATGAGCTTCTGCACCTGCTCGGGCGTGAAGCCCTGGATCGGCGCGGGCGCCGCGGGCGCGACGGGCGCTGCGGCGGCAGGCGAGGGATTCGGGGGCAGGCTGCCGTGCTGTGCGGCGTAGAACGCGGCGAGCTGCGCGGGGTTCGGCGCTGCGGCCGCCGCGGGATCCGAGGGTGCAGCGGGAGCGGCCGGCGGCGCGCCTCCCTCGCCCTCGGCGAAGCGGATCCCGCGGAGCGCGAGGGGCGCGCGGCCGATCGACCAGTCGACCGCGACGGGGTCGGCCTGGCGCTGGAAAGCGGATGTGGACATGGTCGTGCCTCCTCGGGCATCGGTTGAGCCCGAGGTTTCGGGCATGAAAAAGCCCCACACGGATGTGCAGGGCTTCAGATCAGGGGGTCAGGGTCAGGCGGGGAGTGACTCGTTCCAGTCGGTCACCCATCGGGCGAGCTCGGCGCGCGCGGTGCGCTCGTGCTCGAGGGTCGGCGCGGCGGCGTACTGCTCGAGCGCGGCGTCGAGGGCTTCGTCCCACGGGCCGGACGTGAGCGAGCCTGCGGCGGCGGCTTCGAGGACGTGTTCGAAGTCGCCCGGGGTAACGGGTTCGGGGAGCAGGAGCACCGGGTCACCTTCCTCTCAGGGCCTTGACAAGGGCCGCGTGCACGGCTTTCTCGAAGTCGGTCGCGATCGTGGGAGAAGTCTCCACCGTGGCGAAGGCCTCTGCAACCATCTCATAGACGCTCTTCGTGGCGTACTCACTGATGAGGCCGCGAGCATGCGCCCGCTTCAGCAGACCAGCGTCGGTCTTGAGCGTGCCGCCGGGGTCGACGAGGTCGCGTAGGAGTCGCATCCCCTCACGGTTCGCCGCCTGGCGGGTGAGGACGTCGGCGGCGTGGCCGAGCTCGTGGATGGTGACGTACCGGCGGCCGTCGACGCCTTCGGCCATGTGGAACCAGCGCACCGCGCGGATCCGCTCGACGCTCGTAGGGGTGAGGTCGCGGGCGAGGTTGAAGCCGACGTGCACCAGCTTCGACCGCTCGTGGTTGCTGCTCACCCATGCGAGTCTGGACCTCCCCGGTTCGCTGGTGAAGGTGATCTCGGGGATCTGCTTCAGTGCGGGGAAGCGGCGCACGAGGTCCTCGAGCGCGCTCAGGTTGCCGAGGACCTGCGGCATGCGCGTCTTGGTGACGTGCTCGAGGCCGGTCACGCGCACGCCGGGGATGAGGTCGCGCAGCGCGCTCTCGACCTTCGCCGCCGAGCTCGACGGGGACGGGCGGGGGCGTGCCGTACGGCCGCGGGGGTTCTTGTCGCCGCCGTCTGCGAACGGGAGCTGCTCGCGGTACTCGCGGCGGATGAGCCCGGTCTTGCGTACATGGTCGCGAAGGTCGGCCTGCGCCGCGCCGATCTCGCGGGGGTCGCCGTCGCGCTTCGCCTGCCGGACCTCGCGTTCGAGGCGGCGCAGTTCGTCGCGGTCGGCCTGCTTCTGCGGGTCGTGCGTCGAGTAGTCCGTCGGGTTCGCGGCGCCCGGCAGCGAGGGCACGAGCACGCAGCGGCAGTTCGGGTGCCCCCATCCGGCGGCGCGCATCTCGTCGAGCGTTCCGTCGACGGTGATCTCGACGGGCTCGCCGGTGATCGCGTGCCGCACCGTGACGGTCCCGGCCGGGCCGCCGTCGGTGATGGTCTTCCCGGCCCAGGCCCCGCACTTCGTGCACGCCGAGGCGCCGATCACGGGCGTGAAGGTCTGGATGCCGTGCGCGGCCATGGACGCGACCGACTGGTCTCGCCAGGCGCGCGCGGCGGCGGTGCGGGTCGCCATTTCGGCGTACGCGCCGATCGTCCACCGGCGCCCGCCCTGGTCGACGAACCCGGTGATGCCCTCCGCGAGGTAGCGGTCGAGCATGCGCTGATGGAGTGCCTGCGACGTCGTCAGCCCGGCGAGGAGCTGCGGCACCATCTGCGCGGTCATCCGCTGGTAGGCGTCCGCCGGGAGGCGCAGGACGCGGGCGTTCAGTGCGCGCAGCGTGTCCCGGAACTCGAGCTCGACCGCGGCGACCGCGAGCGCGCCCGCCTGCGTGAGTGCCGCGACCCCGGCCCCGCTGTAGGCCGGCATGGTGAGGAGCTGGCGGGCGATCTCTGCCGACGCCCCCGACGCGGCCTCCTCTGTGACGAGGCGCGCGAGGGCTTCGGGGGAGACGGTGCCGACGAGGCGCTCGGCCTGGCGGCGGAGGTCGCGGATCACGGCGAGCCGGGCGGCGGTCGACGGGGGCTCGTCGAGGGCCTGCTCAGCGTAGCGGCGGAGCGTCGCCTCGAGCTCGGCTTCGATCGCGCGGTATCGCTCGGCGATCGCGTGTCCGAGGTCGTCGATGAGGTTGGCTGGGGTGCCGCCGGGCCACTGTTCAGCCATGGGCACCCCCTTGCGCTACTCGGTCACCTCGGAATAGGTCGCAGCGAAGATGTCGGGCTTGCACGGGTAGAACTCGCCCTGCACGCCCCGGATGACGAAGTCACCTGGTGCGGCGGTCATCGTGCCTTCGAGCGTTCCGATCTCGAGCGCGAAGGGGGCGCCGTTCCCTGCTACTCGGAAGTCGCGGAACCCGTGTCCCAGCATCCAGCCCGCGATTGCAGCGTGGGCGGCGTCGTGAGGGCTGAGACCCCCACCCGGCGGCGCGACCGTGTCCGCGTTGAGCAAGATCGCTTCGATCTCGACGGGCTTCTTGCGATAGCGCCTTGCCTGCATGGCTACTCCTTCGGGGCGGTGGGATCTTCGGGTGCGGTCGGGTCGTCGACTCGGCCGAGGGTGACCGGGTCCGGCGCAGCGGTGAGGCCCTGCTCGCGCATGATCCGCTCGACCTCGTCGTCCACCGCTTCGGGCTCCCAGTCGGGGTTCGCGCGGCGCACGCTGGTCTCGATGCTGATCGCGTTGGCGACCTTCAGTAGGCCGATGGTCTCGGCCTCGGTCTTCGGGTCGACGCGGGAGATGTCGGGGAACACGACGTTCAGGTCGAAGCGGCCGCCGCCCTTGCCGGGGAACAGGCGCCCGTCGAGTTCGAGCGCGACGCTGCCCATGCGGGAGAGCACCATGCGGTCGTAGAGGTTCTTCTTCGACCGCGACGTCTCGGTGCGGCGCTCGCGATGTTGGATCTCGGTGGCCGTCGCCGTGCCTCCCGCGACGTCGCCGAGGCCCCACGAGGCAGGCGAGTAGCCCGCCTTCCGGAGGATCTGCTCGGTGATGCCGTCGAGGGTGTCCTTGTGCTCCTGCACGCGGATCTGGAACTGCTGAGGCGTGAGGTCCATCCCGCTGTCGGGGTCGCCGGGGACGTTGAGGCCGACGAACATCTCCTGGAGCAGGTCGAAGCTCGCTCCGGCGCCGGGCCCGTTCGATCGGAGGTAGGACTCGGGGACGATGAGTCGGCCGGCGCCGAGCTTCAGGTCGCGCATCCACGACGACCACGTCTCGTCGGCGTTGTCGAAGATCGGGATGAGCTGGTTGAAGTCGGAGCGGCCGGCGTCCTTCAGAGCACCGTCCTTGCGCCAGGCGAGCGCGGGCGCGTTCGGGAGGTATCCCGCGGTGAGACGGTCGATGCCGGTCGGGATCTGGTCCTTGTCGTCGACGAGCGCGGCCCAGACCGCGGTCTCGGGGTGGTCCTTCAGCGGGCGGCGGCGCCCGAGGTTCGACTTTGTGCCGCGGAACAGGGCGTGTTCGATGTAGCCGCGCGCGTGGTGCTCGAGGTGTCGCCAGAAGTGCACGCCGTCCTGCCACTCGGACCAGAGCGTGACGTCGACGAGGCGGCCTTGCCGGAACGTGGGGATCGCGGTGTCGGCGGCGGCGTAGTCGAGCCACACCCGTTCCTCGAGCTCCTTGTCCCAGCGGGGGACGATGATCGAGGCGCCGAGGGCGCTCTTGATCTCGCCCATGCTGTTGAGCATCGCGTGGTGCGCGTCGGAGTTGAGGATGTCGTCGAGGCGGGCCTGGGCGGCATCTGTGGGTGTCGTCTCGCCGGTCTCGGCGAAGCTCGTCACCGGCGGGTCGGAGTACTGGAGGTCGGACGCGAGCGTTGCGAGGTCCGCCGGGATCGGGAGGTGCACGCGGGAGCGTTCGCCGTCGCCGACCGGGCGGCCCCAGAACATGCGGGAGGCCGCACCGACGATGCCGCCGCGGTGCCCGGTGCCGTTGTGCCGGTGCGTTGCGGCTTGCTGGTCGTTCCCGGCGAAGCGTGCGATCGCCGCGACGTCGCCGGTGAGCCAGGCGTCGTTGAGGGCGTACTGGTCGTACGCGGGCTGCCAGGCCTTCGGGGGCCATGGCGAGTTCGGGCCGGGCATCGGCATGTGGATCTACCTCCCGGTATGGTCGTGAGCTATGAGTGATGTGGCGGTTGTCGCGCTGATAAGCAGCTGCGCGAGCGTGGTTGGTGGACTGGTCGCGCTCGTCGGAACGTTCTTCGGTCCGGCCTGGCTGGACCGCGGAAGGCGGCTGCGAGAGGCGAAGACGCAGGCGGCTGCGGCGGCTGCGGATCGCTCCGACCGGAGGAGCCGCCGTGCGGCAGAGCTGGTCGACGCGCTGCATACCTCGGCAGGGGCCGCCCACCAGTGGGAAGAGAAGAAGGAGGCCATGCTCGCAGGCACCCGCATGATTGCCGAACTCGAGAAAGGTGAGGCGATCGCCGCTGCCCACGTCCGAAGGGTCGTTGACAGCGCCCTCGCCGAGCCGGACGATGAGAGGTCAACCGTCATCGCGACAAAAGGGACGGACCAGCTGTTCGCCTGGCTGCGAGGGGACCTCGAGGAGATCGAGCTCATGCACTTTGCCGAGGCTGAGGAGGCGCACGGCCCGTTCTAGGCCGCGAGCCCGTAGACCAGCGGCTTCCACTGCGAGACGGTGGAACGGATCGCGTAGCGGGCGGCGTCGAGGGCGTGGTCGTCCTTCTTCACGACCGCGTCGTCGCCCTCTTCGCTGGCCTTCGCGTCCCACTCGTATTCGGTGACCTCGGATAGGAACACCTCGCACCGGTCGGACACGATGAGGCGATCCTGGGCGAGCAGGTTCGACACGTCGGAGATGCCCTTGAGGACGTCGTTGCTCGCCTGCCACGGCGTGATGCCATCGTCGTGGAGCTGCGCGCGCATCGACGCGGCGGACGGGTCGAGGAACACGTACTCGGGCGCGGGCACGTAACGCTTCTCGGGTCCGTGCTTCGAGGCGAGCCATTCACGGAACCGCTTCGACAGCTCGACGTCGGGCAGCGTCTCGCCGTGGTGCTCGGCGGACGAGTAGTGCCACTCGTCGATGAGGACGAGGCGCGGCTGCTGCTCGTCGGTGATGCCGAGCAGCAGAGCCGCGGTCGTGTTCGTCGTGCCGTAGTCCATGCCGACCGCGAGCGTGCGCGCGATCGGCGGGAGGTCGGCGTGCTTCACGAGGTGCCGGTCTTCGTCCCACATGGCGTAGACCGCGCCGGCGGCGTTCGTCCACTGGCCGAGGATCATGCGCTGGTAGAAGATGCCCGCGAACTGGGCCTTCGTGTCGCGCACGTAGTCAGGGTCGAGCGACGGGTTGTCGTCCATCGTGAACGAGAAGTGGATGACGTTCTTCTCGTCGGCCTTCAGGATCCACTTCTTGCGGAGCCAGTGGTTCTTGCTGCCGGGGTTCGTGGTCGCGAGGCAGCGTGCACCGCGCACGCGGAGGCGGGTCATGAGCATGTCCCAGAACCCCTCGGGCAAGATCGTCGCCTCGTCGACGTACGCGAGGGCGACGGTCATGCCGCGGATCTTCGTCTCGGACTCGGCGTTGTTCGCGCCGTAGAGGTAGACGGTGCGGCCGAGGATCCGCGCGGTCTTCGCGCCGGGCGTGTACTGGACGTGCTTCGTGAGCTCGCCGAATATCGCCGGGTCGGTGAGCAGCGTGAAGATGTTCGTCTGGATCGTGTCGAGCGTGCGGCCCACGATGATGATGCGGCCGCCGGGCGGGGCGTCGAGCACGGCGATGAGGAAGGCGTACAGGGAGACGTACGTCTTCCCAGCCGACACGGCGCCGGACCAGATCGCGATCTTCTTGCGCCGGCAGTCGGCGATGGAGAGGATCTGCGCCCTCGACATGAGGGTGAGGAGGGGGTCGAGCGCATCCGGCACGGGCTACTCCTCCTGTGGGGTCTCCTCGGGCGGGGTGCGCAGCGCGGCCGCCGCGGCGTCGAGGCCAGCCTGTAGCGCGCGCACAGCGGACTCCGCACCCGTGACGTCGGGATCCCGCTCGACGACGCGTGAGAGCTTGTCGAACGCGATTCCGGCCATGGTGAGCGCGTTCCGCTGCACCTCGATCGGGGGCTTCGTGAGCTCGTGCTCGGCGTACGTGTTGTCGCGGCCGCCGAAGCTGAACACCTTGTAGGGCTTGCCGAGCGAGTCGAGAGCTTCCTCGGCGCGCTGGAGCATCTTCTCCGCGAGACGCTGGCGGCCGGCGGCGAGGTCGATGCTCTTCGCCGCGGTCGCGTCCGCGGTGCGCTTCCGATCGAACGCGAGACCCTCGTCCTTCGCCCAGCGGGAGATCGTCGACTTCGAGACGCCGAGCTCGCGCGCGATCGCCGACGCGGACAGCTCGCGGGAATGCAGCTCGCGCAGGCGTGCGCGGTTGGGATCGGAACGTTCCGCGGCGTTCGGCACGGGGTTCCTCCTCGTGTTGGTCGGGGGTATGCGAAAGGCCCGCTCTCCTGGTGTGGAGGCGGGCCTTCGTGCTGGGCGCTACTTGTTGAGCTTGGGCGGGTCGTCGGTGCGTTCGACGATGAGGTTGAGGCCGCTGTCTGGGTGGTAGGTCCAGGTGGCCTTGAGGTGGTTCCAGGTTTCGGTCTGGGTGCCGTCGAGTGCGCGGGTGTTGTTGATCTTGGCTTCGAGGGACGCGGGGGCGTCGAGCTCTCCGAGGAAGCAGAACACCTGGGTGGCGGTGAGGCCTTCGCCGTACTTCATGACGGCGTGGTCGATTTCGACTGCTTCGCCGTCGTCGAGGGTGTCGTAGTGGAAGGTCGTGAAGTCGCACGCCTTGGCGGCGTTCGGGAACTCGTTCTTCCGCTTCTCGAGGGCGGCCTTGTGCTGCTCGACGCGGTCGTGTTCAGCCTGGTTGGCTGCTGCGACGGACGCGATGGTCACGCCGGCGGCGATGAGGACGACGGCTGCGGCGGATCCCCAGAGGATGAGGTTGCGCTTGGTCTTCTTCGGCGCGGCGGGCGCCGGGGTTGCGGCGGTCTCCGGCTGCGGCGCATCTGGGGTGGTCATGGTGTCCAGATTAGTGCGAGCGAGGGGAAGGCTGTGAAGCGGCTTCCCCTCGCTGCGGGAAGGAATGAGAAAGGGCCGGTGCCGCGATCTCTCGCGTCCGGCCCACTTACTCAACCATGACATTAGGGGGGTTCAGGGTGGGGGCGTCAAGCTCGAGTTGCGGCGGCGTGTCGCCTGTGACCCTGCGGTTTGCGTCGTTCCTCGCGATCGTGGTTCGGAGCCACTTCAGGAGGGTGGCGTGGTCGACGACGCGCATCCCTTCGTGCCAGCCCATCGGCATGCCGTGCCTGCGCCAGCGCTTGATGGTGATGACGGAGCGCTTCACCCGGGCGGCTGCCTGGCGGTAGGTGTAGCGTTCCCGGTTCTCGATCATGGGCCTCGTTTCTCGCGGATCTCGATCTGGTCGACGGGCGCGCCGTCGCGATTCCAGGTGGTCTCGCACTGGTCGCAGCGGTAGCCGGCCAGGCCTTCGGCGTCGTAGACGGGCTCGATGGTGGCCTCGCCGCATCCGGGGACGGGGCAAGGGCGGGGCCGGTATGCGCGGAAGGTCGGCTCCGCGCGGGGGTACCGGGCCCGCATCTTCCGGATGACGTCGACGAGCTGCTCGGGCGCATCGTTGAGGTCGCCGTCGTGCGCGATCTGGTGGGCGGACGCGATGAGGTAGTGCACGATTTCGGTCGAGAGCGCGAACGCCTCGTCGGGGCGACAGGACGGGAGGCCCTGCACTTCGTCCCGTCCGCGCCATTGTCGTGCGCGTACGGGGCGTGGGGCGGGGTTTCCGGTGCGTTCCTGCACCTCCTGAGCGAAGAGCACGAGGGTGGCGTAGAGGAGGTCGGCGTCGTCCGCGGCGGAGGCGTTGAACGGGAGCCGGGCCTTCTCCCCGGATCCGTCGACGACGACCGCGGACGTGTCCTGCGCGCGCACGGTGTGCTCGGCGAGCTCACGCATGTGGAGGACCTGGAACGGGACTTGCGCGAGGTGCCACTCGAGCCACTCCGTGCGGGACTGCTCAGCCTGCATCGGAACCTCCATATCGCGGTCTTTCGGGCCGATATCCTGGCGCCATGAACAATCCCCTCATGCCGGACACGACCCTCGCCTGGGTCCTCACGATCGCCGTCTGGCTTTTCTTCACGATCATCTGGCTCTGGATCCTGTGGGCCATCATCCGGGGCGCGGTCCTTTCCGCGCTGCGGAAGCACTCGGACGAGATCCGGGAACGCACCCGCGTCTGACCGAAGCTCATCGAGTTTCTCCCTGCCACTCTCGCTGACGCTCGGCTGCGTTCGCGGAGTCGTCGGGCTCGTAGAGCACCAGGGCGGGCAGCATGGCCTCGTTGAAGGCGGTCATGTACGTGGAGTCCACGCGATGCCAGCGCCGGCCTGGCGACCATGTGTTGAGCTGCGCCGCGTAGCCGTCGGCGAGGAGCACGACCGTGCCATACGGGAGCGAAGCCTCCTGTTCGGGCGAGGTGATCAGCTTGCGCTCGCTCATCGCCCGGTCCCGAACCATTCGTTCTGCCGCTCGAGAATGTTGCTGGTGAGCTCTCTGGCCTCGCGCTCGTAGGAATACTCGGCGTCGTACTCAGGAACCCAGCGTGCAGCGCTCGACCTGATCACCCTGGCCAGCGCTGGCGCGTTCACCACGGGCGGGACGGCGAGAGCGGGATACCGCTCGAACACGAGTCCCGCGACGTCGAACAGCTCCCCAGGGCCCGAGATCGCGTACGTCACGCTGATCCCGCACTGTGCGAGCGCACCCTCGATCACCTTGGCAAGAGTCCCACGCTGCTCCCTGGTCGGCTTCTCGCGGTCGGGGCTCGGCGTTTCCGAGTGCGGCGCACCTCCGCGCCGGAACTCCGGCCGGCCGTGCCACTCGCACTCGGGGTCGACCTGCTCGGCGAGGAGGCACGGGCAGGTGCCGGTCCACTGCCGGGTCTCGGGCGAGTAGGTCGGCTCGCTCGGCGTGACCGGGGCGAGAATTGGTGCGATCCGTTCGACCTCGGCGCGACGCTCGCGGTAGTGCTCATCGCTCACCCCTCGATCGCTGGTGTCTGTGTCGCCCTCGATCAGAGCCCAGGTCGCCGCTTCGATGCGTTCCTCGGGGCTCGGCGTGACCGGGGCGGGTGCGGGCTTGTAGTAGTCGCAGCCCGGCACGTTGCGGTGCGGGCCGAGGTCTCGGCATCCGCCGCACCGGCCGCTGTCTTGCGCCGGCGCTCCCGCCGCCCCGTGCTTCTGCTCCGCGGTCCGCTCGAGGATCTCGGCGTTCGTGAGTTCGCGGGCGGGTTCGTTGGCGGCGGACTGTGCCGCTTCGAGTTCCGCGCGAAGGGTCCGCAGCTCGGCCCACTGCCCTTCCTCGCGGGTTGCGACAGCCTCGCTCGGAGTGACCGGGGCGACACGAGCAGCCGCGAGAGCAGTGCGCACGAGCTCAGCGTCGCCCGTGGCGGCATCCCGCACAGCCTTGATGTGGTCCGAGCCCTTTGGGACGAGCACGGTCGCACCTGCCGACAGGATGGCCTGGTTCGCAAGGCGGTCGAGGGCGTTGAACACCAGCTCGTGCTGGTAGTCGGTGAGGTCGCCCGGTAGGGCCGGGGTCTCAGGCGTGGTCGTCATGGTCAGTGGTCCTTTCGACCGGCGCGACGATGATCGCGCGCGTCTTGAGCGTGTTGGTCAGGTAGTCGGCCTCGGCATCGCTGATGAACTCGGCGAGGGCGATGAATTGGGGACCGGGCACGAGGAGTCCGAGCCACGGCTTCGTATGCCCGGGCAGGCGGCGGGCTTGCAGGGAGATACCGTTGCCGAGGTCGAACGTGAATCCGTCAGCCACGGGGCACCTCCTCGACGGGCTCCCACGGGCCAGCCGGACGCCGGCGCACGATCTCCATGTCCTGTCGCTTCGCCATCCACCCGACGGCACTGAGCAGGAGCTCTCGGGTCGGATGGGTGTAGCTCCACGGCTCGTCCTCACCGCTCTCGCGCATCGCGTACTCCCAGTCGTCGTCTCCCGGCAGCGCGGCCTCGAGAGCGGCGAGCACAGCTTCGAGGTCCTCGGTCACCACGTTGACCCGGACATCGTGGATGCCCGAATTCGCGACTCTCAGCCGCAAGTTGTCGATGTGCTTGCGCACGTGCTTCTCGTCACCGGCCATCAGGGGCCACCTCCTCTGCGCGGTACGGGTTCTCTGCAAGCACACGCATGACCTCCATGAACGCGCCCTCCTCGGAGGTCTCGTTCGGGCCGAGCGGCTGTAGATCGAATCCGCCCTGCCCGGTCTCCGGGTTTGCCCAGTGCGGGATCCCGCGGATAGCGGCGCGCGCGTCGTCCCACGCCTTCTCGGCGGCGGCGCGACGCTCCTGAGCGAGGAACTCCTCGACCTCGGCTTCGTTCTGGATCCGCTCACCGAGGAGCGAAACCACTTCGTCTCTGGTGAGCCCTGGTCCTTCGGGCATGGTGTTCTCCTTCGTTCAGGCGTCGACGGTCGCGCCGACGTACAGGGGTTGGGGCGGCGTCTGGATCTCCCAGCCGCCGCGGTACGGGGCCGTCGTGACGGCCGGGGTCGCGCGGCCGGGCGCCGGGACGATCTCGACCCGGTCGACGGTGCGCGAGGCCAGCAGCGCGCCCGCGACGTACGCGAGCACGAGGCAGGCGAGCACGAGCACGACGAGCAGCAGCCGAACAGCGAGCGTGCGGCGAGCGGTCACAGCAGCGCTCCGAACAAGGTCTGCTGGTGCGGCTTCCCGAGCCGCTTCTCGATCAAGGGAATGTGGGTGCCGTCCTCGTCGAGCTCGATCCCGATCGCGTTGAACCCCTCGACGACCGCGGCCTCGAGCGTGGTCCCGGATCCCGCGAACGGTTCGAGCACGGTCCCGCCGGGCGGGGTCACGAGCGTCACGAGGTACCGCATCAGGGTCAGAGGCTTCACGGTCGCGTGCTGGTGGCCGTCGACCACGGGGCGCTCGTCCCGTCCGGCCTTCGAGACGTAGAAGAACCGCGACCCACCGCCCGAGTCGCCGTAGGTGTCGCCCGAGGTCGCGAGATCCTGCTGACGTCCATAGACAGGGCTGCCGGGCGACTGCCGCCGCGTACCCGCCCTCATCTGGCCCGAATGCAGGGTGCCCGTCTGCCGGTCGAGCTCGGCCGCCTGCGACTCGTCGAAGATCACATTCGCCGGGAAGCGGCCCGCCTCGCTGCCATTCTGTCCAGCCGTCGGGGTCCAGCCGTCGTCATTCAGGATCCCGAAGTCCTGGCTAGTACGGAGGCGGATCGTGCTTTCTGAACCGATGCGGCCGGCGTCGATGTTCAGGGCGCCGGTGCCATAGGCGAGCACGTTCGCCGCCACCGTCCCCTCGAGCGGCTTCCGGGCGACCACGACCGGCTCGAAGGCAGGCTTGAGCGCTGTGCCCCAGCCTTCCCACTGCTGCGCGGTCTCGGAGAGCTCGAGTACGTGCTCGTTCAGGCCCGTGTCGCGTCGCCCAGCACCGTCGCGGTTCCCCTGCACGCCCGAGGGGCGGTAGGCGTCGCCCATCGTCGCCCGGCGGATCGCACCGGAGTTGGAGCCGTGCCCACTTTCGAGTCCAGCGATCGCCTTCGCGACGTTCATCGACTTCGGGAACCCCTGCCCGTACAGCCACGCGATGTTGTCTCGGATCTCGAGCCCGGCGTCCTCGATCGCGACCGCGACTCGATGCCAGGTGCGGGTGCCGCCGAACACGAGCGCGTGCCCGCCCGGTTTCAACACCCGGAACGCCTGCGCCCACACCTCGGGGTCGTACGCGATCCCGGACGAGTCCCAGCCCTTGCCCATGAAGCCGAGCTCGTAGGGCGGGTCCGTGACGATCGCGTCGACCGAGTTGTCGGGCAGGCCGGCCATGACTTCGCGGCAGTCGCCGCGGTACAGGGTCACGGGGCCGTGCTCGAATGCGGGAGTCATGATGCCCATGCGAGTCGCTCCGATCTTGGGACGACGGAGAGGCAGTCGCGGCAGAGCTGCAGGATGCGTTCGCCTTCTGGCATGTCGATGCCGCAGCGGTCGCACGGCTGCTTCGGCCGGTGCTTGGTCTCCCCGAGAGACGGGGAAGGCGGCGCCTGGATTGGCGCCGCCTTCGGGGTGATGGGTGGGAGGGTGCCCTCCCTGCGTGCTTTCGAGTAGTGCGACCAGCACATGCCTCGGGCGCGCGCGATCTCGGTGCACCTGCCCTGGATGCAGCGCACCTGGCGGCGGCTCAAAAGACCACCTCGCCGAGGTCGGTGCGGATGGTCGCGGCCTCCATGCGGTCGCGGCGGTCGTCGATCATCTGCTCGAGGCTGGCCTCGGCGGTCGCGGCGGCGTTGATGAGTTCGTTCGCGAGGTCCCGGGCCTGCTGCGGGGAGTATGACCAGACCTTGCGGGTCTGGGCGAGCTCCACGCGGTAGTCGTCGTCGATGGTCACGGCCGCGACTTCGACGGTGAGGAGTTCCTGGATTGCCATGGTGTTCGCCTCCTAGAAGGGCTGCTCGTCGTCGAACCCGCCGGTCGGCTGGGTCCAGTCGCTCTGCCCCTGGGGCTGGCCGAAGCCGCCGCCCTGGGTCTGCCCATAAGCGGGCTGGGTGCCGTTGCCGGTGCGGGCGTAGCCGCCGCCGGCGGGCCCGGCTCCGGCGCGGGTGATCGACGCGGTCGACCAGCGCAGCGTCGGCCCGACCTCCTCCACCTCGAGGTCGAGGGAGGTGCGCTGCTGCCCGTCCTTCTCGTACGTGTGCTGCGTGAGGCGGCCCTGCACGATCACGCGCGTCCCCTTCGTGAGGGACGCGGCGATGTTGTCCGCGTACTCGCCGAACGCTCGGCAGCCAAGGAACAGCGGCTCGCCGTCCGACCAGTCACCCGACTGGCGATCGCGAACTCTGGGTGTCGACGCGATGCGGAACGAGACCCACGACTTGCCCGCCTGCGAGACCCGGGCTTCGGGATCCGCGACGAGGTTTCCAACAACGGTGATGAGCGGCTCTCCGGCCATGATCTATACCTCTCCCGGCTCGATGAGAGCCGTGGACTCGATGTCTTTCTGAACGATGCGGGCGTACTCGCCCTGGAATCGCAGGGTCCGGCTGGCCTTGTCGCCCTGCCGGTTCTTCGCGACGATGAACTCGATGTCGCTCGTCTCGACGGTCTTGCCCTGGATCTTCTTGCTGACGCGGTGCATGAGCACCACCGCGTCGGAGGCGTGCTCGAGGCCCGCCGAGCCGCGCAGGTCCGAGATGAGCGGGCGCGGGTTCGGGCGGCCGACGCTGTCTCGGTTGAGCTGCTCGAGGATGAGCACCGAGCAGCCGAGCTCTTTCGCGAGCTGCTTCCCGGCGTTCGCCCAGTCCTCGAGGTCCTGCTGCCGCGACCGCGACCCGGGCGGGGACTTCACCAGGCCGAGGTAGTCGATGACGATCAGCCCGAGGTCGCCCTTGCGGTGCAGGGCGCGGGCGAACCCGACGGCGTCCTCCCAGCGGGCGCCGGGCCGGTCGTACACCTCGAGCGGGAGGCTCTTGATCGCGGCCTCCGCCTCGTCGAACGACGCCCACCCGTCCTCCGAGAGCTGGTGGTACTGCAACGCCGACTGGTGGATGCCCTTCATCATCGACGCGAGCCGCTTCAGCAGATCCTTCTCGGTCATCTCGAGCGACACGTACCCGACGCGCTTTCCGACCTCGGCGAGGTGGAGGGCGAGCTGCAAGCCGAAGATCGACTTGCCGCCGCCCGACCGCGCGGCGACCGTGTAGAGCGCGCCGGGCCGGACGCCGCCGATCATCGCGTTGAGCGACGGCCACGGCGTCGGCGTGAACGGCGTCTGCGAGCGCATCTCCTCGCGGACCTCGTCGAACACGGACCCGATGGGGCGGGACTGCCGAAGCGTCCCGCCCCGCAGCTCGTCGAGCAGCGCAGAGGCCTTCTCGACGATGTCGCCCTCGCTGTCACCCGCGGCGGCGAGCGCCTGGATCCCGATCGCGGCCTCCGCGAGCCGGCGCCGTTCGCCGTGGCGCCGCACGATCTCCGCATACTGCGGGACCTGGTAGCCGTACGCGCCGAGCCCGTTGAGCTCGTGTGCGTACGTCGCGTCGACCTCGTGCGTGCGGCCGGCGGCGACGAGCCGGTCGTTCACCGAGATCGGCGTCACCGCGTGCCCTCGGTCCGCGACCTCGCACATCGTCGCCCAGAGGGACGCGTTGCGGGGGACCGCGAAGTCGGACTCGCGCACGACCTGCCGCGCCTCCCAGATCCGGGACGGCTCGGCGAAGATCGCACCGATCAGGAACCCCTCGGTCGCGGAGTCGTACTGGATCTCGTTCACTGCTCTCCTCCCTCGATGTGATCGACGACGTCGGCCGGCATGACCGGGTAGCGCGAGCGCCGGTAGTGCTCAGTGATCGCGGCCCTCGCGTCCTCGATCACGACGCCCTCGAGCGCCGCGAACCATGCATCGGCCTCGAACCGGCCACGCTCCCGCCCGTCGAACCCCGCCGCCCAGGTGAGGAGCGCGAGAGCATGGCTCGGCTCCGTTATCCGGGGACGGCGATCTGACGCGTTGGGAACGGCCTGGGTGATCGCCTGCCCGGCGCGGGCCTGATCGCCGTCCGTGGCCCCCATGGCGGCACGCTGCGCATGCGTCAGCGGATCACTGGGAGAGCTCACGACGCCCCCAATCGGTCGCCTGCGCTCCGGCGGTGAGCTCGCGCGCCATGCGCTCGGCCGCCGTGCCCTGCTGTCCACCGGAGCGCGCCGGGAGCGGACCGTTCTCCCACGCCTCAGCGTTGAGCCACGACGCGGGATACTTCGTGAACGCCTGCTCGCGGTTCGGGTCCTCCCGGTATGCCCTCGCCGCCGCGACGAGCACCTCAACCGAGACCTTCTTCGTCGCACGGGCGAAGGCCCGTCGCGCGGTGCCCTTGTCCTTCTTCAGCGGGTAGGCAGCCCACCAGTCATCGAAGCCGAGAGATTCTGCCTCGGCTCCGCTCTGCTCGTGGGGGACTACAGGGGGTACTTGGTGGTTCTGGTGGTTCTGGTGGTTACCTGGACACGGGTGTCCGGTGACCTCATCGTTTTTGTCCGGTGAGGTGGCCGATTTTGTCCGGTAACCCTCTACCGGAAAATCTGTCCGGTGACCCACCGCGAGCACGTACCGATCGGACGTGCGCTCGCCGCCGACGTACCGCCTGGACCGCTTCACGATTCCGGCGCCCTCGAAGGTCTCGAGCACGCGGCGAACCGTCCGATCCGAGCAGCACGACCGCTCGGCGATTGCATCCTGAGAGGGGAAGCACGAGGCCTCCTCATCGGCGTAGTCCGCGAGGGCGAGCAGCACCAGCCGCTCGACCGGGCGGAGTCGGTCGACTGACCATGCCCAGTTCATCGCCTTGATGCTCATGGGCTCTCCTTCCTGCCTTGTGTCTTCTGCCCGGCATCGTCGAGCCACCACGAGCGGCCCGCGAGATCGACGAACGGGACGTCGGCCTCACCGCGGCGCTCGTGCCGTGAGATCGCCCATCCCGCGGGCGCGTGCCCGCGGTGCGCGATTCCGTGACAGCCGGTGTGATTCCCTGACCCGCACAGGGCGAGCAGGTTTGCGAGGTTGTGTCGCCCGCCCCGCGAGAGGAACCGACGATGGTGGATGTCCTGCGCGCGCCGCCCGCATCCGGCCTCGCACATCCCGCCCGAGCGCTCCTCGAGCGCCTCGACCGTGGCGGGCGGCATCCGGCCGGTACGCCGGTTGCTCACCCGTACACCGACGACGGCGTCACGCGGCGCTCGTCGACGCCGCGCCAGGTCTGCCGTGGGTACGCCGTGAGCGACTCGAGCACGAGCGTCCCGGCCTCGCGATCCCGAGCGGTCACCCGCCATGCGCGGGGCTCGTCATCGACGCGCACGATGTCGTCGACAGCGATCTTCGTCATCAGGTCCTCCTCGACGTGGTCGCGATCTGGTAGGTCGCGAGCACCAACTTCGCCTGCGTCTGCAAGCTGCTCTTCCGGCTGTCGACCAGGTCAGCGAGACCCTTCGCGTACCGGTAGGCGATCTGCGCGTCGGCCTCAGCGGCGCGCTCGTCTGCGGTCGAGAGATCCACCGCGGCGGCGCGGGCCTCCGCGTTCTTCCCCTCTGCCGTGGCCTGCGCGGTGGCGCGGGCCCGGAGCAGGGAGGCCGACGCGGCGCTGCGCACCATGTCGGCCTCCTTCACGATCCACAGCGCGTTCGCCGCGACCGAGTCCACGCGCTCGAGCTGCTCGACGATCTGGTCCGGCGTGCGGATCTCGCCTGGGGTGGGCGGCTGGATGCTGATCTCCTTCCGCATCTGAGCCACCCACCCCTCGACCTCCGCCGCGGTATGCGGCCGATCGGTCTCAGTCACCGGCCGTCTCCTCGGCCGCGGGGCGCGTGAGGCGGGCCTTCCGGCGACGGATCGTGTCGGCGAGCGTGGTTCCGACGCCGTCCATCGGAGCGCCGAGCACGCCCTCCTGCTCGGCGATGTTCCACACCTCGCGCAACGCATCGACCGTGTCTGCCGAGACGACCTTCAGCGCCCACGCCTCCACATCGACCGACGGCTCATCAACGACCTCCGCCTCGACAGCCTCTTCGACGGCGGCCGGTCGCGGAGCCGGACTCGACGCGCTCGCCGCCGGGCCACGCCCGTTGTCGGCCTGCGCCATTTCCTCGCTCGAGTAGAGGCCCGAGAGATCCTGCGGGAACGCCTTGCGCAGAGCGAGCATTTCCGCGCACTTCGCGAGCATCAGCGGGCCCATCTTGACCCACATCTCGGAGACGATGACACGGCCGGTCTTCTGCCGGTTCACCCACTCGTCTCGGGTCTGCACGTAGGCGTCCCAGAGCGCCACCGCGTAGAGCGGCTCCCGGAACCCGCGGCGGTACACGCCGACCCGGGCGGCCTTCGGCGGGTCCGAGGAGAGCCAGACCTGAGTCCAGGTCGTGCCGTCCGCGGTGAACTCGGGCGTTGTCTGGCCCTCGTACTCGCCCGAGCGCTCGGCGACGAGTCTGGCCCCGTCGATGCTGATCTGGATCTGCCAACGGAGCTGCCCCTTCGACTTCCTCGCGATCGAGTAAATCTGGCGGGCGATCGGATCCAGGCCGGTGCGCCGGCAATGCTGCAAGAACGCCGCGACGACGGGCCGCTCGGCGAGGGTCCGGTTGTTGGTCTGGGCGTCGACGTGCACGAGGCCGGACGCCTCGACGAGGGCGCTCTCCTCGGGAGTCCAGGTGTTCGGGTCGCTGCTCTGGGGCAGTGCGACCATGGCCGTGCTCATTCGGTCTTCTCCTTTGGCTTCACCGCGGTGACCGTTGCCCGGCCCCGCGTCGCGCTGCTCTTCGTCAGCACGGTCTTCTTGTGGTCGTCGGCGAGCGCGTCCCAGGCGGCTTGCAGCTTCACGACGCGGGCCTTCGCCCGCTCGAGCTGCGCGGTCTCCTTCGGATGCGCGGCAGCCGCGGCGTCAAGGTCGACGACCTCCTCCTTGAACTCGGTGGCCGGCTTCCCGGGCGTGATCGTCACGCGGGCGAGCGCCGACTCCTGCGAGATACCGAGGTCGAGCAGCGCGTCGTAGGACTCCTTCTTGAGGGCCGCCCACGCCTTCTCCTCCTCGATTGCGCGGAGGTAGTTCACCGCGTGGGTGTCGACTTCCTCGTTGATCGGGGCGGGCTCGTCGTCCATCGCTGCGAGGATCTCGTCGGCGACGGCGATCATCTCGGCGATGCGCTCGTCGTTCCGGGGGAACCACTCGCGTTCGAGCGGGCCTGCGGAGAAGCTGCTGGGCCGGCCGAACCGCATCTCCCAGTCGAGCCAGCAGCCGGTGGCGCCGAGCACGTAGCAGCACCAGTCCATCTGCCACTCGTAGCCCTTCAGCGCGAGCGTCTCGGAGCCCTTCGTGAGCGGCTTCCCCGTGGTCTTGATCTCGTGCAGCGTGAGGTCGCCGTCGAAGTCAATCGCGAGGCCGTCAGGGGAGGCGAGGTGCCGCGAGTTCTGCGCGGCGTGGAAGACGCGCGACTCGGGCCGCATGCCCACCCCAGCGAGCTTCGCCGCGATGATCGGCTCCCGGAACCGGCCCCATTCGGTGTAGGCGTTCCCGGTGAACGGGTCGCCCTCCTGCTTCTTCTTCACGAGGTCGCGGATCGCCTGCTCCCGGGACCCGGCGAGCATCACGTCGCGGATCTCGGTCGCGGTCACGCCCTGGCGGCGCTCGGCGAGCCACGCCTCGCGGTCCTGGTCGGATGCGCCTGCGCGTGCTTCGAGGTCGACGAGCACCTGGTGCTCGGTGTCGGTGAGGGTCACTCGTCGTCACCGCCCTCGACGTCGAGCTCGGGCTCGGGGATCGGGAGCGGCTGGTTGCCGGTGCGCTTTGCGTACCGCTCCGACAGGATCCGGCGCACCGCGACCTCATCGTCACCGGTCACCGGCTCGATGTGCTTGAAGCGTGCCGTCGCCTGCCACTGATCCGACGGATCCGTCTTCGTGATCGCGTGCCGCGAGACCACAGCGACAACGACCACGTCGTCCGGGTTGCCCTTCGTGAACCGATCCTCGAGGGCCTGGAGGCCGTCGAGTTCCTCGTCGGGGCGCTTGTTCGTGAGCTTCAGGGTCATTGGTTCATTCCTTCCGGGATTGCGGGCCACCGGACGGCGGCCACGGCCTCGTCCCGCTGTGGGGTCGAGGGGTCGATGGGGGCGCCCAGGAACCGGGCGCCCATGCGGGCGAGAGAGAGCGCGTCCGCGAGGTCATGGCTTCGGAGCTCGAGGTAGGGGAACTCGGCGCGCGACGCGGCGAGCACCTCCTTCTTCTGAGGCCCCTTGCGGGTGTCAGCGACCGGGCGATGTCCGGCGGCGTACTTCGCACGCGTCCGGGGGTAGGCCTGCGCCACGGTGTAGCCCGCCTTCGTGAGGTGGTCGGCGACGAGCCACCAGAGCCCGGCGCGTTCGTGCGCCTTGCCGTGCTGAGACCCGAGCGAGGGCGCTTCGAGCACGACGAGCGCCGGCCGCGGCGGGAGGTGATGCACGATCCGGTCCCGCATGACCTGCAACCGGGCGACCGCCGCGAGCAACGTGCGGGATGTGGGGCCCGACTTCACGAGCTCGAGGTGCACGTGGCCGGTCTCGAGCCCGACCACCGCGACGCCCGTCGAGGTGAGCGAGAGGTCGAGCCCGACCACGTAGGGCAGCCTCGGGGCCCCGGCGCGCTCGTGCGTCATCGCGTCACCGCGGCACAGACGGCTCGGACCATGTCGAGTAGCCAGCCACCGCGACGCAGATACCGGCGGCGAGCAGCGGAGCGGCGAGCACGCCGTGCACCCACCCCGGGAGCGACTCCCAAACACCCCGCAGCATGAGCGCCACCGCCAAGACGGCTGAGACCCAAGCGGCCAGGCACAGCAGCCACCAGATGAGATTGAGCAGCGCCAGCCGGCGCCGCGTGAGCTTGATCGGGAACATGCATCCTCGAGTCCTTCCGTGAGAGCGGTCTGTCTCGTGCCCGCACGCCGATCTGTGAGCGCACGCACGGGCTGCACTTCACCCCGTGCCGGTTCCGCCCCACCACGAGCAGCCACGCGTCATCACCCCGACGCCTTCGGTTCCCCGCAATCGCGGAGCCAACAGGTCCGGTCCCTTCGCCGCTTCACGGCAGACCAGACGCCCCCACCACGGGGCGATACGGCCAGGGACCTGCTATTCGGCGCTCAACCCCTCCTGACCGGGCCTTGGTGGCATCGGATTCCGGGGTGAGCTATGTGAGTGGATCCGCCGCTTTCGACGGCAACGGACCCGATTTCGGGTGCACGAAAGGCACCTCTGGTCAGATCGACCAGGGAGAGAAGGTGGGGGAGCGGTGGCGCTACGCCTTCGCGCTCGCGGTGGCGTCGGCGGCTACCAGCCACTCGATGACGCGGTGCCGGCGGTATCGGACGAGGCGGCCGCCGAGCTTCATCGGCTTCGGGCCCTTCTCGTGGTAGCGCCAGTCGGTGAGGGTGCTGATCTCGACGCCGAAGAACTCGGCGAGGTCCTCGGGGGAGGCGAGCACGGGCAGCGCCGCCCACTCGTCCTCCCATCCGGCCGGGCACTGCGGCTCGACGGCCGGATCCGGGGTGTCGATGGTCTCGACCTCGGCGGCGGGCGCCGGATGCGCGGCCGGGGCCTCGACGAGCGCGAGCAACCTGGCGGTCACGACGCCACCGCCTGCATCGGCTGCGGGATCGCGTCGGGCACTGCGAGGAACTGCTCGATGGTCAGGCCGAAGGCCGCGGCGATCGCTTCGATCTCGTGGAACTTGAACATCACGCGGTTGTTCATGCGGTGGCCGATCCAAAACTGGTCCTTGCCGAGCTTCTCGGCGAGGTCCTTCCGGGTCATGCCGCGGGCGATTCGGAGGAGTTCGATCGAGAGGATCACGCCGTCCTGGGAGCTGTCGTTGGTTTGCATAAGTGAAGCGTTGCATATGCGTATTGCACCGGTCAAGCTGAATTCGCAGTTGACTTGCAAGTAGCGCATATGCAAAGCTGATGCACATGTCTAGATACACCGAGTTGAGCGACTTCACGACCGCCTTCGCGAAGGAGTACAAGGGCTTCATGGTGGCCGCCGGCCTCGATGGGCAGACCGTCGCGAAGAAGCTCGGCCGATCGACCGCATACGTCTCAGAGCGAGTCAACGGGAAGCGCGCGCTCGATACCGAAGACGTCGACGCGCTCGCGATGCTCGTCGGCGGCGGATGGACTGGGCGAACCCTGATGATCGAGCTCGCGCGCCGCGCACGTGCCCACGAGCTTGAGGAGCTGCCCGAGAATGTCGGCGGCTCGGTGCATGATCAGCTTCCCCACTTCGGGAAGATCGACGTCGCAGCCCTCCGGCAATCCGGCGTCGCCCTCGCGGCAGACGAACGCGGCGGGTTCGAGGAAGAGCAGGAAGCGAAACAGGAACTGCCCTAGGAGGCAACATGCAAAGAGTGATCAACGAGGCGCGCAGGCACGGCCTCGCCCTCGGGTTCGCGGACCTCGAACCCCCGACCCGCGCCGTCTTCATGGCCGACGAATGGATGATCGCGATCAGCGACAAGCTCGACGAGGACCAGGCCGCCGACTCCGGCGCGCACGAACTCGGGCACTTCGTGAACGGCGACCGATGCAGCACGCCCGAGGCCGAGGAGCGCGCATGGATCTACGCCTCGCGGATCCGCGTCGACTTCCACGAATACCGCGACGCCGAGCTCGAAGATCCCCACCCGCTCGCGATCGCACAGAAGCTCGGCACCACGCGCCACATCGTCGAGCTCTTCCAGAAGCACCACCTCGAGCGTCTCATGCTCTCAGCGCCACGGAACATCTTCGGCGAGTACATCGACGACGGCGACGAAGACGCACTCGAAACGCGCCACAGCCTCGCGATCCCGGTACGCCGGTCGCTCTGCAGGCTCGCCAGCTAG